CAGGGCAAAGAAGACGCGACAGAGGAATAATGCCAACGCAACTTGATATTGATCATATCAAGGACTACATCACAAGCGAAGATTCACATGATGAGGTCCTAGCGGCAATCTTGGCGGTCATTGTTGGAGTGATGACCGCCGAGTTGTCTATCGCAACTCAACTTACGAATACTGAGTTGAGCCTAGACGCGATCGTTGCTGAATGGTCACAAGTAATATCTCAGCACGTTGTAACTATCAACGAGCTTACTGCGAGCGCGATTGCTGATGTAGTGGCCGCTGGAATCAAGGAAGGAGCCACGGCTGAGCAAATAGTGGCTGATGTCGAGCGTCTATTCTCTTGGTATGGAAAGACGCGTTCTATTACTATCGCGCGCACCGAAGTACTAGGCGCTACGAATTACACGGCGTTCCGCGTGTATACTCAGGCTGGTACTCCGTTTAAGCGGTGGATTGCGATTATTGACGCGGTGACACGCGATAGCCACGCGTCAACGCATGGACAGTTACAGACGATGACGGAGCCGTTCGACGTAGCTGGAACGCCTATGATGTTTCCAGGAGATCCATCTGCACCGGCACGTGAGGTCATCAATTGCCGGTGCGTACTTCTACCGGAGTACATGCCAGATAGAAGTATTTGGTCCATCGAGAAGACTAAACACATAGTCAATTCATACGATCAGCGCTATCTGCGCGGCGTTAGCGAACTCACAAGTAACATGCGCGTAGTCTTCAAGAGCCAGTTGGAGGCCGTGCTGAGGTTCCTCTGATGCACGAGCGCAAAGAACGCGAATGGCGTCCAGATCCATGCGAAGTGCGACTAGGCGACATTGTTGTAATCAACGAGCGCAAGTTTCTTAAGGTGAAATGTCGTAGATGCACGAAGTCGAGCGGTAGCGACACATTTCACTATATTGAGCTTGCACCAAGCGCTGGTGTTTAGTAAAAGACACCCAGCATCCTCATAAACGAGCATGCCCATGATCCGTACTGCTGAGCAAATCAAAGCGAAACTCGCTACCTCCCAGCTACCCGTCGAGCGTCAGGCTCAACTGGTTGGCATTCTTGGTGGGTCCGAGAGCGTTCGCTATGGAACGCCTGTCGTCGTTGAGCGTGGTGCTGGTAAGACTGCACCGAACGGACAGGCGTTCGACGTCAAGATCGCCGCGTCAACCGAGACCATCGCTCGCGATTCCGGTATCATCCCGCTCTCTGCTTGGGAGCGTGGCGGTCTGGCGAATTTCGTGCGTAATCCGGTCATTCTGGCGTTTCACAGCCATCGTGACCCGATCGGCATTTCAGTGTTCACGGAGCTAGACGGCAATGCGCTAGTCGAATACTGGAAGTTCCACGAAGAGACACAACTGAGCCGTGAAATGAAGGCCCTCTATGAGGGTGGATGGCTCCGTGCGGCATCTGTCGGTTTCATCGTCACGGAATTCGCGTTTATTGACGAGCTACCGAAGGACGAATATGATAAGCTGGTGCAGAAGTACGGTGCATCAACGCTTCGTGATGCTTTCTGGATCGCGCAACGTGCCGAACTTCTGGAGACGTCTGCAGTTCCTGTTCCGTCCGATCCGAATGCGCTTCAATTCAGTGCTGGTATGCGAAGCGCCGTTGCGAGTGGTATTCAGGTGTCGGAAATCAAGAAGCTTACTGATCCAGAGGAAACACGCATGCCAGAGCCAGAGCTGACAGCAACGCCGGAACCGTCTCCGGAGCCACAACAGCCGCAACCCGATGAGCGCGAAGCTCTTATCACAGCACTCACGGAACGTATTGCAACGCTGGAAACGACAGTGAAAGACCTCCGTTCGTCGCTCGACGCGGTGACGGAGCGAGTTACAAGCGTCGAGACGACACGCGGCGGCAGTAACGAGCCAGAACCAGTTGTCGAGATTGCCCTGCAGGATGGCGAGTCGAAGGAAGATGGAATCGCTCGCTTCGTTGATGAATTGATCAACACGCGTCTCGGTGCGCCGTCACCGAAGAAGTAACCTCCCAGGAGATCCGCTCATGCCCGATGTCACAACTCTCCCTCAGGCCGAACTTGAGCGTCTAATCGATGCCAAGCTTGCGGCCCTTCGTTCCGCCGAGCCAACACCGACGAACCTGCGCGGTGAAGGTGACGACCAGCCGATTCAGACAGGCGCACCGCAGGGTGTCGCTTGGCGTGGTACGGTGAATCCGATGTTCACGCATCGTTCGAACCTCACGCCTGATACGGCGAAGATGGTTCTGGACTTCTTCCGCGCGACAGGTCAGCGCGACACAAAGGGTGTCGAGAACATCCTGCGTCGTTCCGGCATGTCGATGGAGCGCCTACAGCAGGTTGGCGTTCTCACTGACGGCGGCTACACCACGCCGGAACAGTTCAATTCGGAAGTGCTCATTGAGCTTCCGAAGCTCACGCCGTTCGCTGACCCGAACATCATCCGCATCGTTCCGATGTCCAAGGAGACGATGCGCTGGACCAAGGTGAAGACGAAGCCAGCCGGTCCTTCGTACGTTGCTGAAGGTGGCACGTACGGTGAGACCGTCGTGAAGTTCGCTCCGATCACGCTCGTCGCCAAGAAGATCGGTGAAATCATCCCGTTCACGGAAGAGATTCTTGAGTCGAACGAGGTTTCGATGGTGCAGGTCATCGCTCAACTCGTCGCGGAGCAATTCGCGTACAAGTACAACACGCTCATCACGAGTGGTGCTGGCGATGCCACGGAGCCGGAAGGCGTTCTGACGAACGCGAACATCGCCGCTCCGACATGGACGGCCACGAACGACGAGACGAAGGCTGACTCGCTGTTCGAGATCTTCCATGGTCTCAAGTCGCAGTATCGTGGCGACGCGATCTGGATGATGAACGACACGATCATCAAGCTCGTTCGCAAGCTCAAGGATTCGCAGAAGCGTTACCTGTGGACCGACGGGTTCGGCGCTCAGCCGTCCACGCTCCTAGGCCGTCCGGTCTTCGAGAATCCGGACCAGCTGAACACGACGATCCTCTTCGGCAACTTCCGCCGTGGTTACGTCGTCGGCAAGAAGGCTGGCATGCAGACGTCGCAGGATTCGAGCGGTGCGGATTGGAAGGCCGACATCGTGAACTTCAAGTTCCGCGAGCGTTGGGATGGTCGGGTGCACGACGAGTCGGCGTTCGTCAAGGCCACCAGCGTTTCGTAACCCCAGAGCAGTAACGGGGCCGAGCTAATCACTCGGCCCCAAACTGCAGAGGCACACCGATGACATCAGTTAGAGTGCTCCAGCGATGGATCTATGGCACGAACGATCCTCACGAGGTCGGTGCGATTGTCGAGTGCCGCGATGAAGACGTCGCGGCGGCTGTCGCGTCAGGTCTGGTAGAAGTTGTCGATCGACCAGAAGCGGAACAAACAGGCGAGGGCGAGCCACTTCATGTGGATCTTGTCTCGCTACTGGATCAGTGGGAGCTAGAAATGGCACCCAAGGAATACCTGGAGCGGTATCCACAGGCGAAGCACGCCGCTCTGGCAAGGAAAATCATCGAGGCACAACAGGGTGCCTCACCGCCCGTAGATGAGGAATAAACAATGTTCGGAATCGTAAAGGACGCCCTCGATTTCCTAGCGATCACTCCGCTAGCCGCAGTTCGCACGACAGCCGCCGCCACGGTCAACGGAACGGAGCGCGTCATGGCTTCGATGCCGCTTGCCGTCGCCGCCGTTCTTATGCCGATCGAGTGCCCAGCCGCGCACACGCTCGACATCAAGATCCAGGGTCGCAATACCTCGACAGGCGCGTGGGTTGACCTCGTTACGTTCACGCAGGTGACGAACGCGGCTCAGGCGATTCAGCGCGCGAGCATCGGCGCTCCGTACAAGCGGTATCGCGCCGTTTACACGACGGCTGGCGCCTACGGCGCTGGTGAGTTCGTGACGTTCGAACTGCTGATCGTCGGCACGAACGCGCAGTTCAAGACGGCTGGCCTCGTTCAGGTCGATTAAGCCGTTCAGATCGTTCGGTTGGGGAGGTCTTCGACCTCCCCTTCCGAGTATCTGAGTGTCTAGTAGCGCCCATCGTTCGTTATAATATAGACGTATGCCTACACCCACTCTAGTAACAGACGAAGAAGTCTACCAGTATTTGGACATCACGGCTGGTATCGATGATCCAAATGGGTCTGCGTTGGCGATTCGAGACGCTTGCGAGGCATTGCTCGCGGCTCAAACCGGTCAGATTTTCGGTGTGTCTGCTGTTTTTACGAACGAGAAGTATGACGGTACTGGTACTGACACGTTGTGGTTGAAGCGTCCGCTTACAACGCTCAGCGCCATTACGTTTGTGAATCCGTTCGACTCTGATGATACAGTCGAGCTTGATCTGGTTGGTATGGTGTCGTGGAGCGCTGGCAGTCGTAGAGTCGTGTTGCGCTCAATGCGCTTTACGCGAGGTCGCGATAACGTACTAGTGACATATACTTCACAGGCTAACGCACCTGCGCTGGCGAAACAAGCCGTGCGCGAAGCTGTTGCTACAATCTTCCGTCGTATTGGAAGTGAAGACGCGCGTTCCGAACAAATCGGCACATTCCAGCACGTGCTGTTGCGCAAGCTGGAAGAGTCGATGACTTGGCAGAAGGCGGTTGACCTTCTCGCTGTACCATCACTCGGTTGAGGATATCATGGCTACTCTCGCTCGCTCCAATGCTACGCTCGCTGGTGTCGCTCTCGGCGCCGTTGCCGCCACCGCTGGCGGCGATGTTCTTCCGAACGACGGCAACACGCTCCTGTACATCAAGAACGGTGGTGCTTCGCCGATTACGGTGACGATCGACAGTATCAAGCTGTCGAATTTTGGTACGGACGTCAATCCCGCCGTGACGGTCGCCGCCGCCGCTGAAATGGTGATCGGTCCGTTCCCTGTCGCTCGCTTCGGTCGTGTCCCTGCGATCACGTACACAGGCGTTACGTCTGTGACGGTTGCCGCGATCGCGAACGCCAGCTAATGTCGATCAAGGGTCTGTTTGACATTGATGTGCTCGTCCACGAGATAGATAACACAACCGTGGACGAGCTTGGCGATGTCAGTCAGACCCCCACTCGCGTTGGCGGTCCGTATCAGGCCACCTTGCAGATACATCGCGGTTCAAATCGCGATAGTGGAACTGGTGGTCATGCGGCGGCTGAGGCGTTGATTTTCATCGAAAAACGAGCTAATGTCGCTATGAATCAGCTCGTTGAAATCAAGACAGGACCTAACGCCGGTACTTGGTGGGAGGTCCTGTTGGTGTTCGAACCAAGTCGCTCACGCTGGCACAAAGAACTCAAGGTGACGACGTATATTGGTAAGACTCCGTGATCAATTTCACAGCAACTTTTGACATTGATTCTGGATTCCAGCGGACGTTGATTTCAGTGCTAAAACAGAAGGCATACTCGTTCGCTACCGCGATTTCTAGGCATTTCGCGAAGAACAAGATCCGCGAGGTACTGACGAGGCGTGGTAGCGGTAAGACATATAGAAGTAAAACGGGTTCTGGACTGCATAGGGCGTCCGCTCCAGGCGAGCCACCGTCCCCAGATACGTACCGGTACGTTAATTCTTGGGACACGCAGGTTGTTACGAAGGCGGATGGTTCAGTTGAAGCACAGGCTGGTACGCCGCTTTGGGATGTGTTCGGTAGGAGACTAGAACTCGGCGGTAGAGACAAGCGTGGCATTTACATAGCTCCTCGACCTCACGTGCGTGTGATCTTCGAGAACGCTACGGTTGAAATAGAGAGAGACATAGCGAGGCTGAATGCTGGAGAGACGGTATGATTTGGTCCACTATTCTTGAAGAAGTGTTGAGGAAGCTAAGCACGGACGCCGCCATGACGTCTTCGCTGGGCGGACCTCACATTTACAAAAATAAGTCCAGATCGACCATACAGGTACCAGCAATCACGTACGCGGTAACGTACGAGGACGTACGCGAGAACACAGCAGTAGCCGTTGTGCAGTTCGACGTCTGGGCCAAGGACGTTCGCACGATGTCGGACCTGCAACTCCGGATGTACCAGATTCTTCATTCGGACGTTCCAGTGACGTTCGGCACCGTCAAGATGTGGAGTCAGTTCGAGAACGCGTTCGATTTTTCAGAGGAAGACCAAGGCATCTTTCATCGTGGTGCGGTCTACCGTTTCACATCCGCTAGGCTCAACGGCTAGCAGGCTTTCAACAGGGAACCGACAATGCTTACTCCTATCAGCAACCTTTCTGAGTTCATCAACGCTCTCGGTAAGGCGTACATCTACACGACGGACACCCCGACAGTCGCCGGATCATGGGCGCTTCTGGGAATCACGGAAGGCGACATTCAGGTGGAAGAGTCGTTCCAGTACAACGACTACAAGCTACCTGAATGGACGGGCGACGCGGTGCACGAGCGGATGATCGACGGTCAATCGCTCAAGATCACGGCCCCGCTCATTTGGGGCAACGCCGATCTATACGATACGATCGCGCCGTCTGGTGCGAAGGGCGGTGGGCGTTCCGCTCCGATTGCAGTCACGACACACACGGTGCTCGTGATTCCGGCGATCGAAGTTGGTGATGGTCTGTCGTATGACGGTGCGGCTTGGTCGCCCGTGGCGCCAGATCATGCGCTGTGGATTCATCGCGCGACGTTCGAGCCAGGTGCTTATTCGTTTAAGCACGGCGACGGTGGCAAGGTGATTCGCCAAATCGGCATCGCCGCGATGTTCGACGACAACAGGCCGGAAGGACAGAAGTTGTACACAGTCGGCAATCCGGCTACGCAAGGCGTCACGACGTATCGGGTGTAATTCACGCGTCACAACTGGAGCCATTAAATGGCCAACTCGACGTACTGGAGTAGGGTTAACGCTGGTTTATGTTGGAATTGCGGTGTTGTGGCTCCAGTAGCTGGCGAGCGTGCGTGCGCCGAATGTAAGAAGCTTTCGCAAGCTAAACAGAAGAGATTGCGCGACCCCAAGGTAATAAATGCAAAACTGCTTGCATTGTATGGCTCGCGCTGTGTGTGTTGTGGTGAGAGCAATCCATTGTTCTTAACGTTGGACCACAAACACAACGACGGACATAAAGAGAAAGACAAGGGCACAGTTCGTAGGACTGCCGCTAGAATTAAACGCGATGATTTGCAGATGATGTGTTTTAACTGCAATTGTGGTAAAAATCGCAATAGCGGTGTGTGTCCTCACAACACAACTGGAGCCTAAAATGGCCTTGAAGCCAATTCCGGAAGATGAACTTGAGCGGGGTCAGCGAGAACTAAAAGAGAAGTTTCTCGCTGACCCTGCGACAGTTTCGGTAGCAAATGCCGCTCAGATTGCGTTGCTCGTTGATGAAGTCAAAATCGAGTACCCGTCTGGTAGCGGTAAGCTCTACATGGTGCCAGTGGTTCCGTACCGTGATGGTCTTGAAATCTACGATCTTCACATACGGCTGTTAGACAGCAGAAAGTACGAAACGAACATGCTACTGCCTGTGTATCAACGGCAGTTGAAGCGCATCCTCGATGTGGCGTGGAGTTTGATGATCCCCGTGTCGTGGAAAGACAGATTACTCAAGCGCTTTGGCCTACTGCGGAACCCATTCTACCAAGCATCTGAGGGCGACGCCGCCGATATTCTCGGTTTTTTCTTGGTGCGGCGGATGAAGTCTCACGTGAAGTTCCGTTATCCGCCGACGGAAACAAGTCGCCAAGAACAGTTGACGCGCTAGACCAATTGCTTGAGTTCACAAGCGGACTACCCGCTTGGACGAATGCTCAGGGCATGCCGCTATCGTGGAAGCATTACCAATACGGACTCGCGTATCTTAGGCGCAAAAAGGTACGAGACGAGCTTGGCATACACAACGCCGTTTTCATGGCACAAGCCAAGGACGATCAACGTCGCAACTGGCAAAGTGAAATGAGGATGTTCGCCGGATACTGAGGTACGCATGCTTGGATTTAAAGATATTGTCATTGCTATTAGGGCGATGCTCGATCCAACTAGCGCCGCTCAAACACAGGCGCAGTTGCAGAACACGCTCAATAAAGGCACGAATCCAGCGCAAGCCAATAAGAACATTGGATCGCTGAATGCGTCCGTTGTTCGGCTTGGTAATTCCATCCGCCAAGCTGGCTTGGTGTTCTTGACGTATTTCGGTGGGCGAATGCTTATTCGCTTCGTCGAAGAC